AAAGATTTTAATGCCTGTGCATATACTCAAAAAGTAGTTAAATTTTGTAAGATGATGAGTGCTCGTGGGCACTATATTATTCATTATGGTCATGAAGATTCTGATGCAATTTGCAATGAGCACGTTTCAGTCATTACAAATGAGGACTGGCAAACTTGTTATAGGAACTCCTGTTGGATATTTTGAAGAAAATGGAAAACATGGTGGAGGAATTTTAGTTCCTTTAGATGAATTAGGATTTCTAAACGAAACTAGAAAAAATTTACTATACTATAAAGATAATCCAAAGGAATATAAAGAAAAATGTGAAGAGATACAACATTATGCAAGAGAGCATTATGACTGGGGTAAAACCATACATTCTTGGGTTGAACTGTTTTCTTAAGAATTGAATTGGTTGACAGGACCCCAAATTGGTTCTATAGATATAAATTAGAAAAATATCTTCTTCTACTGTTAATATTGGAACTGTTTAAAAATGCTCCATAGAATGAAACCTATATATTATAAGAAAAAAAGTACCAGCAATAAGTAATGACGGACAGATTTCCACTTATAGCAAATCCAACAACTCAACAGATTGAGGAATTAGCACCTGGAGATAATCTCAATTTACAGAATAGTGGAATAGTTGGTGCTACAACTATAACCGCAGATAAGTTTGTTGGAACTCTACAAGGAAACGCAGCAACTGCTGATAGATTAAATAATGCTGCGAATATAACTGGTGGATTTATTAGTAGTTCTAGATTATCTGGTTATTATGGAATTGATGTAAATAGTGCAAATATACTTACGAATGCTGCAAATATTGCTGCAGGAACAATCAGCAGTGCAAGATTATCTGGTCATTATCCAATTTCTGTTGATTCTGCTTCTTCTTCTGATGCTTTGACTGATGCATCAAATATTACAGGTGGTATAGTTCCTTCCGAAAGGTTAGAGGGATTTTACGACATTAATGTAGGAACAGCAAACACTGCAAACATTATTACTCCTGGAAGTTTTCAGAATATTAGTATTGGAGGAAATGCTGCTACTGCTACTACAGCAGTCAATCTTTCTGGTGGAACAGTTTCTGGTGTTGATTTAAATATTAGTGACATTGGTACAATTGGAACTTTAGGTGTTTCTGGTTTAACAACAACAACTAACTTAAATGTAACCAATTTAGCATCAATTGGGTTTGCTTCTGTAGGAGTTGCAACGATTGGATTTGGAACATTTACAAATGTCAGAATATCAGGTGCTGCTACAATTGGGTTCTTAACAGCAACTAATGCTCGTGTTTCTGGAACTGCTACTGTTGGATTTTTAACTGCAACTAATTTAAATTCACCCAATGCAACTTTGGGAATTGTTACTGCAAATACACTCACTGGTCTTAATACATTATCTTCGTATGATGCAACCCTTGATTTTATTAATAATACTAGGATTACATCGGGTTTATTGGTTGGAACTGCAGCATCAATTGGAATTGCAACAATAGGATTTGGAACTTTTACAAATGTACGAGTATCGGGAATATTAACTGCAGGTACATTTTCTGGTAATTTTAGTGGAGGAATAGTTGCTGCTGCTGCTTCTATTGGAATTGCAACAATTAGTTATGCAAATGTCGGACTTGCATCAATTGGTATTGCAACTGTAGGATTTGCCTCTGTTGGTATTGCTACTATAGGATTTTTAACCGCAACTGATGTTCGTGTTTCTGGAACTGCTACTGTTGGTCTTTTAACTGCAACAACAATTTTCACTAATAATTATCTTGGAAATGGGGAATCCATAGTAGGTATTGTAACTCAAATTAATATTGGGACCGGTCTTACTTTAACATCTACACAAACAGCAGGAAAGGGAATAGTTAATGTAGGAATTCGCACTACTATAGGAAAAACAATCTTTGTTTCCTTTGAAGGAAATGATTCAAACACTGGATTGTTGAATAATGATGCAAAGAAAACTATAAAAGCAGCAGCAGCACTTGCTTTACCTGGAGATACAATTAAAGTTTTTCCAGGAACTTATGTTGAAAATAATCCAATAGTTTTATCAAAAGATGTTTCAGTGGAAGGAACAGAGTTGCGTAACTGTTTAGTTTCACCACAAAACACTGGACTTGATTTATTCCACGTTAATAATGGATGTCATTTAACAGATTTAAGTTTTGTTGGTGCTCCATCAACAAATGGTGCATCGGTAGTATCATTTCAACCACTTGCTGGAGTTTCTACTCATAGATTTTTTGATGCTGCAAGAATGATTCGTATGAATCTTGATTTTATTTCTGAAGAAACTGTAGGATATTTAACCAGCACAGATTATAAAAATCCTATATTTAATTCTGGAATAAGTACAATTAGAAAAGGTGTTGTATCTGCATTAAAGGCAGTATGCCATGACATTACAAGGGGTGGAAATTCTAAGTGTGTGGTTGCAGGAAAATCATATTACACTGCAGGAGGAGCACTTCAGAATATTGTTGGATTTAAAACCGAAACAATAGATGCCTTTAATTATGCAGTAGGAATTGCAAGGTCTTGTATTAATAATGTTTCTTTTGCAAAAACAAGTGGTGGAAATTATCAGTCTTATTATACACAAGTAAAGGATGTTTCCATTCAAGCAGATTCTGCAACTGGATCTAATACTAATTTAAATTCTTGTTCAAATGTAATTTCTGCATTATATTCTTGTGTTGGAATTGTGACTACAATAATTAATGATGGTTTGAGTGCTCTTGGTGGAGCAGGAATTAATACAACACTACCATCAGCATATGATGGACAATCAAGTAACAATTGGTCCAGCACAAAACTTGAAGGAACAACGTTCTCACCTGGTGTCGGAATTATTTCAAAAGGTCCTTATATTCGCAACTGCACAAATTTTATACCAAATAGCATTGGATTAAAGGTAAATGGTTTTGATGCAGAACCTGGAGATGAAATTGATAATGGCATTCAAGGTTCTATGAGTGTTGATTCTTATACACAATATAATCAAGGTGGTATTGGAGTGTCAATTACCAATGGTGGTTATGCTCAATTAGTTTCTATCTTTACAATTTGTGATGATATTGCGATTTATACATCTTCTGGTGGTCAGTGTGATATTACCAATTCTAACAATTCATTCGGAACTTATGGATTATATTCAAATGGTGTAGGGGATTACTCTAGTAGATCAATTTTTAGATATACTGGAACTGCAAATACAAATGCTACTATAGGTCAAAATATAATTACAGTTTCTGGTTTGGGAACCAATAGACCATATCAAGGGCAAGCAATTTATTTTGGAAACTTATATTATTCTGTTGAATCTATAAGTGTCACTGATGGTGGTTCTGGTTATACATCGGAACCAATTGTTACAATTAGTTCTCCAACTGGTCCAAATGGAATTACTGCCGAGGCATTTCCTGTAATTGAAAATGGAAAAGTAGTTTCAATTAATGTTATTAGTACTGGTAATCAATATGTAACTGCACCAACTGTAACGATCAGTGGTCCTGGTGCTGGGGTTACGGCAACTGCTTCTGCAAATCTTGCACCAATATATTATAAAGTTGATGGTGCAACTTTACCATCTGCTGGCATTTCAACTATCACATTAACTGAAAATCTAAATAATACAGTCAGTGCAGGAACTACTGCTTATTTCTCTAGAATGAGTTTGCAGGTTGCATCTACAATATCATTTGAATATGTTGGTGCAGGTAATGCTATTGAATCTGCCAGACCATCTAAAGGTGGTGTGACAATACAAGAAAATGAAGTTGTTAGAATAAATGGAGGAGAAATAGTTTATACTAGTACTGATCAGTCTGGAAACTTTAGAATTGGTGAGGGGGTAGTCATTAATCAATTATCTGGAACCATTACTGGAAGATCCTTCAGTCAAAGTTTGTTAAATACAGTAACACCTTTACTCATTGCACTAGGAAGATAAAATGGCAGTAGTAGCACTTAATACATTTAAAACTATAAGAAAAAATTTAACAACTTCCAATGTTGGAATTTATACTTGTCCATCTGGAGTTGCTTCAATTGTAATTTTGGCACAAGTAACAAATGTCTCAACAGGATCAACCACTTATACAGTGACTGCTGTTCATTCTAGAAGCACAGAATCTCCCACTGATTATAAATTTTCAAATAATGTTTCTGTTCCCCCCAATGATTCTGTAAATTTAATTCCAGACGGAAGACTTGTGTTGGAAACTGGTGATGTAATTAAAGTTTCGGCAAATTCTGATGATAATTTAAATATTGTGTTGAGTGTTTTAGAAACTGCAAAAGGATAATATAAATGTATAATTACACTTCCGGAAGAGTTAAAAAAGAAACAAGAACAGGAATCACATCCGATAGATATGAATTTTTAGGATTAAATCAAGCAGAGCCAGATCTCGGAGATCCATTGGTTGGTCCTTCTTCTGTAGGAGCAAATCCATCTCCACCATCAGTGTCTGGTGATCAATATTTACTTGTTGCTAATAAAAACAATCCCGGTAAAAGATATTGGGTTGCATCTTCAAATATTTTAACTGGAGGATTGATTCCTGGTTCTTTCACTATTTTTGATGATAATATTCAAGTAGGTGCAGCAAATAGTTTTAATGTTTTTAATCTAGTTGGTGATATTGTATCTGTAGATCCAGTTGGTCCAGGTTCTGCTGACCAAACTGGAATTGCTACTATTAGGTTTTCTTTGAGGGCACCAGGACAATTAAATCAGATAATGTATCATGGAAGTGGTGGTACAATTCAAGGAGCAAGTGGATTCGTTTATTCGTCAGGAAATATTGGAATTGGAAGTAATACACCTACGGAATTATTAGATGTAAATGGTAACGGAAAGTTTTTTGGGTCTGTAACTGCTTCAAGTTTTGTGGGAGACTTAACTGGTACAGCATCGTTTGCATCTGGTTTTAGTACAACGGCAAATATTGAAACTACGGGCATTATAACTGCTTCTAGTTTTGTAGGTAATCTAACTGGAGATGCAACAGGATTAAGCACAACATCCAGTATCAATACAACAGGTATTATAACTGCTTCTAGTTTTATAGGAAACTTAACAGGTACAGCAACTACAGCAACTACAGCAGTTGGTTTAGATACAACATCAAGTATCAATACTTCTGGTATTATAACTGCTTCTAGTTTTACAGGAAACTTAACTGGTGTAGCATCCACAGCAACGATAGCAACCACAGCACTTGGTGTATCAACAACAATTAATATTAATACATCAGGTATTATAACTGCTCTAAGTTTTACTGGTAACTTAACAGGTACATCAACTACTTCAACAAATGTAATTGGTGGAATTGCATCTGTTTCTTCATTAAGTGTTTCTGGTGTAACTACAATTGGAAGTGCATCAACTTCTACCAATACACCACTACAAGTTGAAACTTATGGAATAAAAACAGGAACTGGTAATTTTATTGCTTCTGTCGGAGTTACTACATTTATTGATAGTTTTTCTATCACAACTACTGATTTCAAATTAACAGAATATTCAGTTCATATTGGATTTAGTAGTAGTATTCAGGTTCAAAAAGTTTTAGTGATGCAAGATGGTGCTGTAGCAAATGCAGAATCTTACGGAATTATGTACAATCAAAGTGCATTAGTTTCAATTGGGGCAACATTAGATGGAACTGATTGTAAATTGCAAGTTACTCCTCAGTCTGGAGTGAATGGAGTAACTACTTACAGATTCGTAAGAGGGAGTTTGTTGTAATTAATTTGTCACTTCAAATGAAACCATAAATATTTAAAAACTCTCATGGCAGATAAAAGTTTCGGTTTAAATCAACTAAATTTTACTGGAATAGCAGGAACTTCACTAATTGAGAGTGGTGGTGGTTTGCAGATAAATGCTCCTACAGTTTCTGTTAGTACAGATTTTTCTAT